ACATGTGGTAGCCAGAGTACGGTGTCTCGTTCCAAGCCCATATTCTGTACTGTACTCCACCAGCGGTGGACGATAGCTGCACCTTGACTCTGCTGCTGACTGACATCCTACCTGACCGGATGAGGGGTGCTGCTGGTTGTGCGTAACCGAGCTTGGCCTTGATTGCCACAGTGGTTGGTGATAGTGGTCTCCACTGTACTCCACCGTGCATCTGGTGACCACCCATACTAAAGGCGTCAAACTGATTCTTGGTCATGTCGAACTCTAGGCGCTTCTCAAGACTTCTAAGTGCTGTCAGGGTCATATCCCTCGCCTGCGCTATGTTCGTTACCATGCCCTCTCTGGTGGTTACCGCAATACCCATTGACTACACCTAGTAAGTGCCGTCTGCACTCTCATCCCAAGTCTCTTCATCCCACCTGTCATCGTGGGTGGTGATGTCTTCTAGGGACAACTGGTAGACACTGTTGGCCTGACGACGTGCTTTAGCTTCCTCTGCGAGATCACGCTCCACACCCGCTACGTATGCCATACCACCATCAGTGAATGTCAGTGAATGGAATGTGGCTAGGTCCAGCAGGGCGAACCGCACAGCGAAGTCCACCGCATCATCATCAGTATCAGAGACATCTCCAAGACGACGACGCACCTTACGAGCAGCCTGATTGCATACCCCAGTCAGGAGTGTGGTGTCTGCTGCTACATCTGCATCACGTTGGTTAGTCAAGTCCACAACAGTACCTGCTGCAACCACTACCTGTAGCTGAGTCGATGCTGCATCTGCCAGATCGGTAAGGTTACTCACTAGGGGCTTCCTCTTCCTTTGGTGCCATAGCTTCCTGAATCTTCATCTTGATCTCGTACTCAAGAGAGCCATAGGCGTTCAGGTACATAGCGTTCTCTTCGATGCTTGCGAACAGTCCACGCTTGAGTGCCAGAGCAAACAGTTCACGCATCTTGTTGATGCCATCTGCTGTAGCCTTCCATTCCTGCGGGATTTCTTTGTGTTCAGTCATTTCTCTTTCCAGTAAAAGGGTGCCTCCCTTTCTACTAGCTTCCGGTGCCAATCAGATCGACTTCGTATGTGGCTTCCGATGAGTCGTTGGTGTCCCACGTCAGAGTGATGTCGTATGCTCCTGCACCAGCGATGGTCACAACGATTGGCATGATATACTTGCGGTTCGGTTGCACTACTACAGGTGCTGAGTTCTTGCCACTCGCAATGGAGCAGTTGGTTGCACCAGATTCAGCGGGGATTCCAAGTGCTAGTGGGTAGTTACCAGTGTTCGAGAACTCCACATAGAACGTCACATCACCAGCGGCGTCAGTACCGTGGTCCACCTGTCCACCGTCTGTATGGGCAGAGTACGATGACCCGTCCACACTCGATCTGACAACGATCTCTGGTGCCAGTGTCGGGTCAACAAAGGTTGTGCCAGCAGCAGAGTGCTTGACGTAGCGACCGAACAGTCGGTTGAAGAACTCCTGAGTAAGTCCTGCTGCTGCCTCATCTCCAGCGGTGGTTACGGTAGCTGTGAAGAAGTCGTCAGTCTCGAACGGGGTGACACCAGAGACCGGCAGAACGAACTGGCCCATGTCCATCTGGTACATCCGTGCAGCATAAATCTCGTCGATCAACAGACTGTTGTCCGTACCCGATCCGTCCGAGTATGATGCCATCGTAATTTCAATGCGGGGATCAGCACCAAGTGCGGCAGGAACAATCAACGTCTGATCTTCATTAGTCGTTGTGTTGTCCGTGAGGCTGCCGACAGTGACTGAAATTGTAGAGTGTGCTGTACCCTGTGCAGCAGTCCCCTTAGCCCCGCCTGAACGCAGCACAAAGGTCAGTGTACCCGTCAGTGTGGAAGACGAGATCACCTTCTTGACCAATGCACCGAATGCTAGTGCCGTCTTTGGATAGAGAGCGTTTACATTTAGTGGAATGTATGCAACGAAGTCTCCATCCACCTTGAGTGACTGACTACCGACCAGTGGTGCAGTTGACTCTACAGACAGGTTGGTGCCACCAGAGATGATGGTCATCCCACTGAATCGTGAGTTCGCTGTACCCGAGACCGCTGCCTCGATTCCACCGTTCGTACCCAACAGATTCAGTGGTGATCCACCAGACATGGCACGCATCGCTTCTACGTCCTGTCCATATCCCTTGACTCGAAGTTGGTCAGCACCTAGGTCATTGAATCCCTTACCAAGCTGTGGCTCATAGAGTCCGTTACTAAGACCGTCATCTTCCCAAGCACGATTTACCTTTGAACCGATAAGCTCGAATGGCTCCTGTCCCTCAGTGATTCCTCGACCAGCAGACTTGAGACAGCGTAGACGGAGACCAGAGTCAGGGTGGGCACAGTCAATTGCAAGAGTGGCTAGGTCGGCAGTGTGTTGCACGATGCGACCAGTGCCCGTGTTGCTTCCATCTGCTGACCAAGATGACTTGGTGAACCCGCGAGTCGGCACAGCCTTACTGTTGTCAGTCAGGTAGTCATGGAACCACGCAATGTCGGACGAGTATTCTGTGCCGGGGTTCGATGAACCAGCAAGTTCCGATAGAGTCGGTGCTACACTTTTGAGCATCGGGATTGCATTGGACCAGAAGTTCCCGAGGTATGAGCGGAACTGGCGAAGTGCCTGCAACTGCCCATCAGTGATGTAATTGCTGTCACCAGTGACGATCTCGTCCTCGATGCTTTCCAACTGGATTTCCATCGGGCCTTCGAGGAAGTCGATCATGATCTTGTACAGGGCCACATAGTCCTGTAGTTGTGTGACTACTTCACCCTCTGTCTTGGCTGCCATCCCTTATTCCTTGTCTTCAACGCCACGATAGAGTCGGCGGAGATCGTCTGCTGATGCCACTCTGGCATTCATGCCCTCCAAGGAGAAGCTAGGTTCCTCAAGGAAGACGAAGTCGGTATCACGGTAGTGTTTGGTAATCTCTCGAAGACCCTGTAGAGCCCTCTTGTTCATCTGCTTGCGACGTTCACGCCACTCGGGGAGTGTGTCCAGATCGTTGATCTTGTCTATCCCCTCTGCATAGTCTTCGTCTTTGGTGTGTTCCGGGTATGTGTCGAGACCCGATATGTAGACCCGGTCAGGTCTGTCGGTCTCTGCCAGAATCCACAGCATGAGTACGCCTGAGCCTATCCACGCTCGTGCTTGACCGAAGTCCTGTTCAGGTTGTACGGCACACCAGACAACATCATCATGGAGATGCCTGAGGCTCTCTGGTCCCCACTTGGTGTCTACTAGATTGAGCTTCTCTGGTGATTCAGCTTGACCACAGCGAGACATGCAACGAGGACGCATATATACACGAGTCCCCTTGCGAATTGAATTCTTGATCTCTTGACGGTAGGAATTGGCCGCAGTCAACTCGAAGACACCATAGGCGTCTGACGGTCTATCACCCAGAAGGGCAATTGAACCGTTTACTGTAGCTACCTTAGCCGCATCAGAGATGGGCCAACGAGCAGCCGAAGGGCCAGAAAGAACTAGTTGCCAATCGGGTAGAGTCATAACGATCTCCTGCCTCCCGACTAGACGTATGCTACTTCGTAATCCAATGCACCTTCTGCGCCTGCGGTGACGTACCAGTCGTCCTTACCTTCGTAGAGTCCGGTACACGCAAGCCAAGCTGTCCATGTGTCTGCCGCAATCGACTCACCTCCGGTCTTCTGTCCAAGTCCGAGTGTGAGTGTCTGTCCTACCATCTTGAATCGAATGAGAACTGGGGCGCGTTCAGCCCACACACTTCCCTCAGTCTCGAAGGTCACCTTCTTGGCAGTGGTTGACAGTCCTGCTGCTGCACCTGACTTGGTAGAAGCCCCTGCAAGAGCAAGACCAACACCTAGGACACCACGGGCAACCGGGAGAATGTGCGCTCCAACTTTTACTGGTCCAGCCATGCTTCTCTCCTAGTTGAAAGGGCAGGGGGGTTTTGGCCCGCCCCGCCCCATTCATTCACTTCTTTTGGTGCCCGCTACTAGCTAGTGATGTTACTCAGGAGGTGGCCTGCGTTCGACATCAGAACCTTCTCTGCAAACTGGTGACGGACTCGGACAATCTCAGCACGGACATCGTCATCGAAGTATGTCTCGACAAGGCCCATCGGCTGACTACCGTCTTCCGCCCAGTGGAACTGTAGACCAAGACCCATACCACTCTGAGTCGGGAGACCCGGTCGTGCCAGTTTGGCGATCATGCAGTACTCGTCATCCCACACTCGTGAGAAGGCGGGGGCACTTGCACCCTGACCATGGGTGGGCTTGAAGGCTTCACCGATAATCAGTCGTCCGACACCGAGGGCACGAGCAATGTCGCCATCACTGATGTCCATCTGGTTGGTCGGTCGCACATACTGGACCTTCTGGGTGATGTCGTCAGCAACCCGAAGGTTGTCACGCACACTCGAAGTCATGATGGCAACCAAGTCCTGCTCACGGATGGCACCGAAGCGGGCACGAATCTTTTCCTTCGCGGCCTTCACGTCGGTCGAAGGGGTCGCGTTAGTGGCATCGTCCCATTCGTTGGTCACACCCGTGGTGAGTGCTGCACCAGTCCAAGTAGTGGCATTGAAGATGGCGGCAGCTACACGCTTCTCCTGAGCCAGCATCAGCATGTCTCGCGCCATCGAAGCCGCAATCATGCGGAAGACTTCAATGTCTCGACCAGCTACGTACTTGTAGGACTGCATGAACCGTTGGTCCAGTGCCATAGCGGCACCATACTCTTCGGTCTCATAGTTGTCCTGAGTCAGCTTGTAGTCGAACTTCGCATAGCTCGCACCAGCCGCACGTTTCAGGTCATTGGCATCCTGAGCCAGTTCAACCGCCTCAAACTTACCGAAGTTGCCGGTAAACTCTGAGACTTCCTGAACGGGCATCACCTCGTTGGCGATATTGAGCATGGCCGGTTGGCCCAACTCAAACTCCATCAGTGCCATACCGATATCGGGGCGCTGGAGAGTGCTGCTTGGTGACGGAGAAATGTTACTCATCGTTTCGTTCCTTGTTAGCTACTTTGCGCTATCCCTTATCGCTTGAATTCCAAGCGCACCTTGTCGATATGAAGTGACTCTTCGTTCGCGCCACCGTTCTTGACACCGAGCAGGAGACGCATCTCTGTGGCACTGGCAACCGCGTAGGTCACCGTTCCACCCGAGACACCGTCCACGAAGAACTCAACTTCAAGTTCACCGTCAGCGATGTCGGCATCGTAGATCACCATCTTGAGTTCCTGCCACGAACCACTCGTGCGTGACCCCACGTTGGCGTCTGAGTCCTGTGCGCTGTCTCGGACAACACCTTGGAAGACTGTAGCACCGTCAGACTTTAGGAACCCGATGTACTGGTTGGCGTCTGCGGGTGCAGCACCACCGTCAGCAATCGTGTTGGCCACATCTACTGTGTCGCCACCGAGCAACAGGAACGCATAACTGGCGTCGTCGGTCGCGGCCTCAGTCAGCTTGATCCGGGCTTTAGCGATGGCAAGCACTTCACCATCCACTGAACCGATAGCAGGCTTGTAGAACTCCTGAGTCGTGACAAGATAAATCTCGTCATTGTCGGCAACTGTAGTGTCCGAGCCGTCCAGAACAATCGTGCCACCGTGTGCGTCCTGAATCGTGGCAGCACCACCATCATTGGAGTCGAGGGTCCAGTTACCGTTCGAGCCGGACTCGTTCAAGTCGTACTTGGTGAAGTCGTCCTCGAAGACGAACCAGTCGCGGTCAGTATCTCCACCCGACATCCCGTATGGGACCAGTAGGGTAAAGTCGCCGTCAGTCGTGGTAGCAACCAGAATGCGACCGATGGGTTCACCGGAGACTGCATCACTGACCTTACCATCGTTAGCCGGGTAGACCTCTGCGTTGGCCGAGATGGCTCCAGCAGCAGTTACCTTGAGAACCTCGCCACCGTGCAGGAGGCTGACTCGGGCACTGGCACCACTTGCCGTAAGTGTGGAAACCACACCTAGGGCACGCTCACCACTATCCGCGTAAACCACGGTCTTAGCAGTACTGGCGTGCAGTCGAACCAAACGGTGTGCAGCAATGGCTTCACCGGCATCGAGCGAGATCGGACTCTTTTGTGTTCCAACACTCATGTCTGTTTCCTTGTTTCTTCGTTACTTGCTGTATCGCATACGCCACCGATTGGTAGCCTCTGCACACATTGCCTCAACCAGTTCGGGGTGCTTCTCATTCATGTGGCTTGTCAGCTTCTCTGGGGAGATGCCTTCTGCCACAGCTTCTTTGAGTTTCGCCTTGTACTGACTTGTCATATCTGCATACGACTTCGGTTTGGCGACCGTCTCTACCTTGGTCTCTTCTTCGGCATGTTCACCGACGAACTTCTTGATCTTGGAGAGTCGTTCACCCGCCTTCATGGCAGCTTCCATAGCGTCGATCTCATCCTCATGCCCCTCAGCGGCGGCAGACAGTTTCGACTTGATGCTCTCGACAGAGAACGGGCAACCCGCTTCCTTGATGCTTTCGGCTAGTGCGAAGATGTCTTCATCGAGATGCGACTTCTTGTCTTCCTTCTTCTTCATCGGCATCTCTTCTTCTTCTTCTTCTTCACCCTCATCCTTGGGCATGTCTTCCTTGTCGGGCTTTTTCATTGCTTCGGGCATGGGCTTATCTTCTGCTAGAACGGAATCAAAAGAACCAATACGGTCAATCAGTCCCATACGCAGTGCTTCACTAGCACCATGGACTCGACCGTCGAACAGATTGTCTATCTTCTTCTGGCTGAAACTGCGGCCTGATGCCACGTTAGCCTTGAAGAGTGAGTTGATTGTGTCTACGATGCGCTGTTGGTCAGCAAGAACTTCCTTGTCGATTGCTGTACCCTCTGCACCCTTACCCTTGATGCCACCACTTGAGATCAGATGCACCTTGACGCCCTGACGCTCGTATGCGCCTGAGGTGTCATGGATCATTCCGTATGTGCCGAGTGAACCGACAAAGGCTCCCTCATTGGCCACGATCTCAGTGCATTGGCTTGCGATCCAGTAGGCCGCACTAGCACCCATGTCTTCGATGTATGCAACAACCGGCTTCACCGAGGCCGCAGACTTTACCGCATCTGCGAGATCAGATATGCCAGAGACGGCACCACCCGGTGAGTCAATGTGTAGTACAATCTTCCCAATGGAATCATCGGCTGCCAATTGACGGATAGCCCTACGGACTTCGAGGGCAGACGTTTCAGCGAACTTAGACTGCTTCTTTGTGATTGCACCATGGACTGGCACAACAGCAGTGTACTTCTCACCCATTGCAGCAGAATTGAAAGACAGCGGGACCGAGGTCTCACTGCCATCTTGAGCGAAGAGTTCCGCCTTTAGTTCTGTTGCAACACTCGACTCAGGGTGCATCCGGGAGATCACCGCATTTGCCTTACTCTGCAAACTGGTAGGCTCCATAGCCCATAGACCCATGTGGGAGTGGAAGCAAGAACGACGGTCGCCATTCGGCAACTGGTCAGACTTGCCCCAAAACACATCGAAGGTGGGGGCTATCTCAGGAGTAAATGAGACGGTCGGAATGTTGGTCATGTGCTCCTATTATAACATAATTCCTGAGCGGGTATTCGATTTTGGTCTTGACACAGCATGTCGTATTCCTGTTAGTGAGCCATGCACAAGGGGTTGCGGTCGAAAAGAAAAACTTCACCAGCAAAAGGAAACTGATTGACATGGGTGATTTTCCATGCTATTGGGCCAGTTTTGTCCAGTGGGTCAATGTTTTCTTCTCCCTATTCCAATAGGGTTTGCGGTCGTTTATTCGCTGTTCCCGAATAGCGAATGCAGAATTATGCTATAATGGGTGCCATGGACGAAGAAACACTTGAGGCAATTCCGACCAACTGGTTGGAACGTGCCCGCAATTGCGTGACCGAAGACGACATGGAGCTTATCGTCAAGAAGGCCATTGAACAGGCCAGAGACGGTGACCGCTACGCACGAGACTTCGTAGCTTCCTTTGTACTACCAAAGGACCGTGAACCCAGTGTAGCTGCCAGCTTCAAAGAGATTCGGTTTGTACCTGCACCGGAGAGGGACAAGTAGTGGACTACCCACTGTTCACCGGGCAGATGGATTTCATGAACGACCGGAAGACCAACACGATCTTCTGGATTGGTGGACGTGGTAACGGTAAGTCACACTGCCTAGGTCTGTGGTGTCTCCGTGAGTGTATGGAGTATCCGGGCTCCCGTGGTATCGTAGTCTCCAGCAACAACCCGCAGTTGAGGCAGGCAACAATCCCCGACTTCCTGAACGTCTATGAGGAGTTGGGTGTTGAATATAAGTTTGACAAGTGGCTCAACATCATCCGGTTCTCCAATGGGTCAGAGTTCAAGTTCCAGTCCCTAGATGTGCCCGCCGAAACAGTGAAGGGTGGCAACCTCTGGTGGATGGCAGGTGACGAAATCGAAGGTTGCCCAGAGGAACATATCCGCCGACTCAAGATGGCAGTCCGTCACCCCAAGGGTTCACGCCTGTGCAGGTTCGTGGGCAACAGTCCACCACCAAAACATTGGATCGAATCTTGGGTGTGGGATGCTCAAGCACGGGAAAGAGGTCGTGCTAAGGCTATCGCCAAACTCATGCAGTCGAACACCTTCGAGAACACACTTCTCCCCGAAGATGTACTTGAACAGTATCTTGCAGAGAACCCACCCGGTACAGCAGACTATCGACGCTGGATCATGGGTGAGATGGGTGTGCCTCTGGACAATCTGGTGTTCAACCAGTTTGAGAACAGGCATGTCATCCCGTCTAGTAAGGTGCCTTGGAATCGGGTCATTGGATTCGTGAATGGTCTGGACCTTGGATTCAATCACCACACCGTGTTCCTGCGTGCAGCTTACACCTCTTGGGACGAACTGTACGTCTTCGCTGAACACTCCGCCAACGGTCTACTGCTAAAGGAACATGCTCGTCATATCGAAGAGATACTGGACGAGAGACCTCCCTGCAACTGGAGCCAAGTAGGTGACCCCGACGGCACAATCTACTCTGACCATGATCTACAGGACCGTGAAGAACTGAAAGCACTCGGCATCAACACTGTGCCAGCAATCAAGAAGTCAAAAGCGGCCTCGATTGATGCAGTCAACAAGAGGTTCCGTGAAGACAAACTATTCATAGTTGAAGATGCGTGTCCACGACTCCTTCTGGAAATACCCTACTGGGTGTACCACAAGGACAAGGACGAACCAGTCAAGAAAGATGACCATGCTTGTGACTCTCTATGCTACCTCGTGGGTGGCCTAGACCTAGAGAGAGATGAGCTAGAGTGGTCAGGAGAGAAATAGATGTCAGCACTCAAGAATGTCTGGGAATCAACCAAGAAGTGGACAGTCTCCAAATTCAAGCCCGAGGAGTTCCAGTATCAGGAACTGCCAGACCTAGGTGTATGGGCAGACATCATCAAGTCTTGGGGTGACGATGCCTACAAGATTGACTCCAAGGCATACAAGACCATGCTCAAGAATGATGTGGTGCTACAGCCACTCATGGAATTCTCTGAGCGAATGTCTGGTATGCAACTCACTGTTGTGGGTTCTGGTAACCTGAGGGATGAACTACAGAAGATTGTAGATGCAGCCTCTGGTGTCGGTGACGCACTCGCTTGGTTGTGTGGTGCCAAGGTGGAGGGTGTTCGTTTCCTGCAACACCGTGCCGTCTTCGATGAAGACACTGAGTACTACATCCCCGACTTCCGTGGTTGTGGTGCCCGCAAGTGGAAAGCTGGTGGAGTGATCTATTGGGAAGGCTGGAGACAGGACCAACTGAATCCAGAACGATCCATCGGCAAAGTCTCTGAACTCACTGGTAACGCAGATGATCCACAGATAGCCAAAGACCAAGTCGGGCGTTGGTATGACCGAACCCAGTGGACAGTATTCCGTCCGGGTGCTGGCACTAATCCAGAAGGCGACATCGACCACGTACTCCAACTGTTCCTGTTGGCTGAGTCGGCACAGCTACTCGATAAGGCCATGCGTATCTACGCTGACCGTTACTCTCTTCCCCGTGAACTCATCAAGGAGATGCTTGACAGTCTTCGCCCGGATGAGATGTCCACAAGGCTCCGATCTGCTGCTGACAAGGCTGCGAGGTCCAGTGGTCGTCGCCGCTCTGCCATGAGTCAAGAGACTGCTATCGAGCTTCTTGAACCCAAGGGGGCCACTTGGGAGTTCCTGACACAGTATCGTGAAGTACTTGAGCGTCGTTCCATCAAGCTGATCTGGGGTAACGATCTAGCCACCACGTCCACGGAAGGGGGCGATAGAGGCGGTAAGGACATCGGTGACAAACAGAAGTTCGCGCAACTGGCAGCATACGGTAACAAGATTTGCGATGCCCTCAGTAACGACTGGTTACCTTGGCTCATCAAGCTGAATGACGGCAGTAGCGGCAAGAAGCTACCACGTCTCAAGTCTAATGAACCACGTCCATACCTTGCACTGAGACCGGCAGCAGAGAAGCAGAGGCTCACTGTACCCGAACTCAAGCAGGTTGCCGACATGAAGATTCCGCTGAATGCGGTAGATGTCTATGCCACACTCGGTGTTGATCGTCCAGAAGGGGCACCTGACGTGTTCGACTGGAAGGAAGTCAATCCAGCACCCACCGGGTTCCAAGCAAGCCCCAATGGAGAAGGCGAACAGAGACCCGACCGCAAACAGGGTGACGGTGGTGATGTAAAGCCAGAGGACACCAAGCCACAGAAGAATGAAGACGACCTGAGAAATGTGCCAGATGAGTAGGTTTTCTACTTGACGCCATGACACTCGTGTGATATACTAGTGGCAAGCAGCAAACTTTGACAACTGGACCAAGTGGCATCAGGAAACTCCCACCGAGAGTGGGGTGAAGAAGGGGGACGTACAGAGCCCCAATCAGATGACCGCAGGAAACCGTACAGCCTTTCGTGTGGCTGCCGGGAAGCTGCGTGATGATCCGCCACGAAAGAACGAAGAGACTTCCGGTGAGCAGCCCCTGCAACCCCGGACGGTAAACCTAGTGACAGTGCCGCATCGCTCTTCACACGAAACCTATGGCTCAGTAAACACTCGTCTCAGACTTGCAGTACCGCTTTAGGCTAGGGGTCGCTTGGTCCAGATCATACAGTCCGGTGATAGCCGGTTTCTTTTTTCGCCATTTTTCTGGCTGGGGAACCCCTATGGCTAGTTCCACTGAACTCGACTTGCAGTAAAAATCTTCTAACCTAAAAGTCATACCGGGACGAACTATATGTAGTTCATAGATCATCCTATACCCCAATATATTGTGTACATGGCCCGGAGAAACTTTCCGGGTTTCCTATTTGACCAGTCTATCTGGTGTGGTATAATGCCTGTGTACCAAGGGAGACAAAACAAATGCAGACATTCCTTCCATACCCAGACTTCGAGCAGTGTGCTAAGGTTCTTGACCTCAAGCGCCTAGGTAAGCAGATCATCGAGTGCCGACAGATTCTCAAGGCAATCACCAACCCCGATTACGGCTGGCAGAACCATCCCGCTGTCAATATGTGGCGTGAAGATGAAGATGCCCTTGTTACCTACGCCAATGCTATGAATGACGAGTGGGCAGAGAGGCGGGGTCGCTGCCATGGAGCATACCTCAATATGTGTGACGACATTGGTTGGTGCTTCTGCGGAATGAAGTGCGCGCCCTCATGGCTAAGCAACCCGCTTCTCCACTCGTCCCACCGGGCCAATCTACTCCGCAAAGACCCTGAGTGGTATGGTAAATTTGGATGGACAGAAGAACCGGCAGAGGGCTACTGGTGGCCAACTAAAGAATTAGCTTGACAGGGTCCGATACGTGGTGTAGAATCTGTTGACGAACGGGGGATTCAAACATGATCGACACAACAGAACTCCGCGAAGCCTACCGTGAGGAAGCCAAGCGGCTTGCTGAGATTGAACTGGCTATTGAACTTTGGAAGAAGGAGAGGTTGGGATGAGTAACCCAAGTATCGACGTGCCGTTTGCCATCGGTGAAACGGTATGGCACGCAGGATCAAACTACCGCAAAGAACGCGTGACGTGCCCCGACTGTGAAGGCACGAAGGTGCTGCATATCCTGCTTGGCAATGGCGACAGGCACGCAATGGACTGCGGGGTGTGCAATCTGGGCTTCGAACCACCGCGCGGCTACATCGAGCATGAGGTATGTGTGCATGAGCCGCGAGCGGTGAAGCTGGCGAGGGTGTTGCGGTTCGACGAAGATGGTGTTGAGTACACAGACGCGCCGCAAGGCATGACCTGCTACCACTCGTACAACTCGAAAGACCTTTACCGCGACAAGGACGAGTGCGCTGCTAGGTGCGCCGAACTGGAAGTCGAAGCGCAGAAGAACAAGGACGCGCAGGAATTGGCGATACTAACCAGCAAGCGTAAGTCAGCGGCGCACAGTGTTAGCTATTGGCGGCGGCGGCGCACTGACGCACGCAAGGAACTAGAAGCCATCGAGCGCAGGCTGGATGTCGCCAAGGCTCAACAATGATCCGCCGCGCACTAGCATGGCTCGCGCAATGGTGGCGCGGGGATGATGATGACGAAAGGTGGCTGGGAATATGAACCACGACTTCGATTTTATACGTGAGAACTTGGCGAGTTGCAAGGTCTGCGGTGGCGGCGAGGGTACGCTGACGACCGACTGCTGCGGCTTCCGGCTGAACAACTACATCCAAGACGCCTGCTACAAGGGCGGTCTTGATTACAAGGACGGCGAGTGGACCGTAAAGGAGCCAACCAATGACTAACAAATACGACTGTGTAGAAGAACTCATGGAGCCGGGATGGAAGATAGACGGTTCCGGCTTCGGGTCCAGCAGGCACATGCTCATTGGGTTTACCCCAGAGAAGATGGAAGTCTACAAGGCCGACTTGGAGCGGTACACCAACGATCTGAATTCGGTGTATAAGGGTCTGCTCTCTGACTACAAGACCCTTATGGAAAAGGCCATCAAGGCTCTTTCCGAACTCGGGTTCAAGACGGAAGCCTATGTAGAGAACCCCAAGAGCCGTTCATACCCAAAGAAGAAGATGCGTTCGAGTCTCCTTAGTGCGCTCAAGCCCTTCTGCAAGATCAACCCAGAGGGCATCGGTTACCCGCATATCGGCAACATGCGAAAAGCCAAGAAGCTAATCGAAGATACGGAAGCCATACTCAAAGAGCAAGCAAAGGAAGACTCACGTAGAGAGCAGGAGGCCAAGCTGGACCAACTGGCCACTGAGGCTGTGGCTTGGCTACAGGGGAAGGGCAAGAAACTAGGGGAGGATTTCACTATCTCTCAAGCCCTCGAATACGCTAACGAGATCGCATTTGACGAGTGGGCAGGAGAGCAGGCCAAGTCGGGAAACCCTATTGATTTCAGTGGCAGCGACTATTGCGAGAACTGTTCGGGCTGGATACCGGGAAGCCATAGGTGCGAGTGTGGAAATCGCCGCGTATCTTGGTCAACCGAATGGTCCAGTCATTCTTTCAAGACTCCCGGTGAGGGTGTCTATGCGGAGGCATACTAATGGTAAAGGGCAGAGTCAAAAAGAGCAAGATCATTGCACCCAAACGCACACTGGCATACGCTCGTGCAGTGATCCGTCATGCAATCAAGTACCGTCCGTTTCCAGCCAAGGGACATCAGGAACGCTTTTATCAACCCCTCACTTGGGGTCAGCGTAAACTCTTCGCTTGGCGTGACTGGATGAAGCAGCAGGAGGTGAAGTAAATGGAAATCGAATTCGACAACCGATTCGAGAAGGTGGCTGCATTCGATGGTAACGCCACACCAGACGAGATCAAGAACGAGACGATGTTCTTCTCCTGCGACCCCGGATTCGTCTATGACCATTGTGGGCCTCTGACAAAGAGAATCCTCTTAGCAGCTACCCGGTTTATGAACGCTCCAGCGGGTCTCCACTCCGTGATTGACACTCGTGTCCACATGCTGATGCCCGGCCAGTACCCCGCTATTCCCGGATGGCACTGTGATGCTGTGCCCCGGAAAGAGTACGGGGACCAGCCAGACTTCTCCCTGATCAACCCGGAGGCAAAGCACTATGTATGTACCATATCTAGTGATACTGGTGGTGTGTCGAATACTGAATTTCTTGTCGGCCCCCTGTCCGTCGATGTCGATCCGAACCGGGTGTGGTCATCCGTCAATGCACAGATTCCAGAGGAGCAACCTATTCGGTCCATCCCAGATGGATGTTTGGTAGAATTCGGCAGTATGGCTATACACCGGGCAGCGCCAGCTACCAAGTGGCATGGGTGGAGACTGTTCTTCCGTCTCTCCTATATGCAGAATCCTCCACGCAATGAGATTAGGCGTCAGACTCAAGTTTACACGAACGCAGGACTGGGGTGGTAGATGATTCAAATATCCAGCAGTGGTAGCTTATTCCATATCACCTTCTCCCATCCAGACCGGGACCAGTTCAATATTCTGGTTGACTGTATGAAGGAGATGGGTGCCGAGTGGGATAAGAACTCCCGCTCGTGGGTTATCGTTGGACAAAAGAAGGCCGACATCCTCGCCCACTGTCGTGCATTCAGCGGTACACCAGCAGAGTTACTTGCCTATATCCGCAAGGAGAAGGCGAAGATGCTCGGTCTACCACCACTAGACAGTGACAAGTCCCCTGACGGTCTCACACTCATGGATCACCAGTCTGAGGGTGTAGAGTTTATTGCTGACCGTGAAGGCTCACTGATTGCATGGGAAGTGGGTGTCGGCAAGACGGCATGTGCCATAGGTTCCATCAACGCTGCCAGTGATAAGGGCTTCCCTGCTCTCATCATTTGCCCCGCCCACTTGAAGCATAACTGGTTCCGTGAACTCAAGGGTGATCCAGCCCTCAAGAAGAAGGGGTGGCTCGTAGACAAGTCACGCACAGTCGGTATAGCCAAGGGCAACTACTTCCCACCAACAGATGTCGTCATCATCAATTACGATATTCTGGATAGGCACAAGGAGAAGCTGGATTCCACTAACTGGTCATTCGCCATCATCGATGAGTCCCACTATCTTAGGAACCCGAAGGCAAAGAGAACTCGTGCAGTTATCGGTGGACGTAAGGGGCGTGGCAAGAACGGTCACCAGTGGAGGCCGCTACATGCCAAACGTCGTGTCGCGCTATCAGCCACACCACTGGTCAATAAGCCCGAAGACCTATGGGCAATCTGCAATTGGCTTGACCCCAAACGGTGGCCTTCGCAGCACTGGTTCGTCCAGCAGTTCTGCCAGACCAACCAACGTGAGCAGTGGGCCAAAGCGAGAGACCCCAAGACTGGCAAGATGAAGCCTGTCAAACGGATGATCCGGGAAGTGCTACCGCCCTCTCGTGAGCAGATGGAGAAGCTGAACAAGAGACTCACCGGGACCGTGATGTCCAGACTAAGATCGACTGATGTACTGGACCTTCCGCCACTCGTCCGTCGTGTTATCGAGATCGACGTGAAGGGTGCTGATGGTGCCCTCAAGGCAGAGCAGAAAGCTATCAAGGCTTCTGAGCCCCGTGCTACACAATTGCGTGCAGCAGTCGAGATTGCCAAAGCTACAGGTGACGATCTGGCACATGCTGTTGCCATCAAGGAACTGGCAGACTTCCAGAAAGATGAGGCAGAGCATGTAGCCGTACTCAGGAAGAAGGTCTCTCTGGCTAAGGTGCCATATGTAGTAGACCATGTGCGTGATGCACTACTTGACCCTGAACGCAAAGTGTTGGTATTCGCTCACCATCATCAGGTTATCGAAGCACTGTATGAAGCCTTCGAGAAGGAATACCCCGGTGGAGTGGTCCACTTCTACGGAAAGACAAGCCATGACCAGAAGAAGGATGCGGAGGATCGTATTCAACGTGACCCTGATTGTCGGGTTTTTATTGGTGGCATTACTGCTGCTGGTACGGGACTTACTCTTACTGGCGCAAGTCACGTAGTCTTCGCAGAAGAGGATTGGCTTCCATCCAACATGCGTCAGTGTGAGGGACGTGCATGGCGTAAGGGTCAGGGAAAGTCGGTCCTAGTGGAGCATGTGGTCGCCTACGGCTCAGTAGACTCCCTGATAGCCAAGAGGATGATCTCGAAGCAGGAAATATCAGATCAAGCCATCGACTCCGGTCTCGACCTAGACGAGCCAGTCGACTGGATTGAAGATCACCAGATACCAACACCGGACGAACTAAAGCCAAGGAAGCGCACCACGAAGCCTAAGGAATTGACACTCCACGAACTGGTGGAGAACCCCAAGAAATATAAGGTATCTAATCTGCATTTAGTGCTTGCATCCCGCCTTCTGGGTGATAACCTGAATGAGCGGGCACAAGCCTACAGGGACTGGATACTCAGCATTTATTCCAACAATGGTTCTTGACACGAGCCACTACAGATGGTATAATACGATCATGGCAGCACACAAGCTAATCAGGGGTATCGCAGCAGTGGCGAAGATCGTCGGCGTTGACAAGACCACCGTCTATCGGGATGTCGTCAACGGTCTTCTCTTCCCTGCTGGATCATGCAAGTCCAAGAAACGACGTGGTGGCACCATGATGACCTTCGACAATATGGAGGTCGAGAACTACAAGAAGTTCAAGCAGACTGGATGGCACACCCCTAGTCGTGGCCAGAGAATTGCGGAATGGGCAGAGGAACATGGTAAGGAATCTGCCGCCAAACATTTCCGTATCAAGCCACGGTCAGTAGAGCAGACTGTGAGACGCTACAAGATTGCCATGAAGAAAGAGGAGGCACTAGTATGAGTGAACCAAAGATTCTGTGGCTCGATCTGGAGACGACTGGGCTCAATCCGCTCAGTGATGAAATTCTGGAGGTCGCCGCAATATATACGGACTTCGACTTCAACACGATCAACACAATGTCCTTAGCCGTTCGTCACCCGCAATCAAAGCTAGACTCCATGACGGTCTGGTGCAAAGACGTTCATGGCGGGAGTGGGTTGACTCAGGAGTGCTTGGATTCCGAATACTCTTTGGTGGACGCCGAGCGGACCCTTCTGAACATGATTCAGGACGACAAGCCGAATCTAGCCGGGAACAGCATCCACTTTGATCGCTCGTTCATCATGGTCCACATGCCGGAACTATATGAAAAGCTACACCACCGAATTATTGACGTGTCAACTCTAAACGTGTTGGCTGACCAGTGGGGCAAATCCGAGTTCCATCTCCCCAAGGCGGAGGCCCATCGCGCTCTGGACGATACCCGAGAGAGCATTCGGCAGGCCAAAATTTACAAGTCTGCACTGTTTGGAGGAAAGCAATGAGTGAAGGTGGACATCGGGTATTCGAGCCCAAGAAACTCAAGAAACTGGCGAAGGGCAAGCACGCGGACAAGGATGATTCACGCTCCTATCGTGACCTCATCGGTCGTGCAAGGAAGCGCAAGATGCGTCCACTAACCAACGTGGAGAGAAACGACTGTTCAGTACCAGACGACACTCCCACTGCACGCATTCTGGACAAGGAATGGAACGCCATGATGAAGGCCCCAAAGAAGGCCGAGAAGAGTCTATCCAAGCGCAAGCTGTGGAGTGTACTCAAGGAACTTGAGAAGGTTAGTGGACCGATTGCCCCAGCAGGGGTGATGATGATCGAGTACTCCGATCCAGAGATGGACGGTATGACTAACTGGAAAGACGGATGGGACATCGAAGAGAACCCCTACCGTTGGGCTGTCATAGGTGGTGGCGCATTCAAACTGCATGGTGCTAAGTATGCCACCAAGGATATCGACATTGCAGCTACACATCGTCTTCCAGAGGGCACCTTCCCTCATGATCCGGGTCCAGTCATCAACAAGAACGACAACGGGCACTATCAGATCAAGGGTGTCAAGGTGGACTGGATGTACCGTCTCGACGATGGTTCTGGTCCACTGTTCAAGCAGGCCGTGAAGGAAGCTGTACCGATCTGGTCCAAGACTCTTGGGATGTACCTGCCAGTCGCCACCATGGAACATGCAATGGCAATCAAGGTGAATGCTGGCAGAGTCAAGGATGTGGCTGTGTTCCACGACTTTGTCCGTAAGGGTCTAGTTGACGCCAAGAAAGTACTCGAACTCATTGATACATACGTGAAGGGCTAGACACGAAAGCCACTAGACTTGCGACTAGACGAAGCAAAGGTGTTAGCCCAAGAGTGTTGGGACAAGTTCCGCTACCTGCCGTCCGGCTCACTGGAAATAAGGTTGCTTACAGCATTCATACAGCAAATTGGGGACTGTCGAGAAAATGTGGAAAGTCCCATCGAACAGATCAAGTCTTCCCCGAGTCTCGCAGAGATTGATGCAGCCCTAGGCGCAGTCTGCAATATCGGTGGTGGCTGAGGCGGATAAAGGAGTAGCCGTGAGCTACATAGTCACATACACAGGCAAGAGGTTCGATCTGCCAGTGCCCCAGTTAGACCAGATAGACATCTTGGATATAGCCACACACCAGTCACGAATCCCGCGATTCGTTGGTGCTACCAGTCGATTTTTCTCTGTGGCACAGCACTCTATAGTGGTTGCCTACCTGTCGGTATCAGTGACTGACTACTATGCACCACCACCCCACCTGTCGGGTTTCCTGATGCGGGAGATGCTCAAAGAGGGGATGGGTCACGACGCCCACGAAGCCTATATGGGTGACACACCAAGTCCGGTGAAGGGCATCTTGACTGGTCAAGACGGTGCTATGCCTTGGCGTGGATTGGAACACACCATAGATGCCGTCATCCGTCAGAAGTTCCATCTGGCCAAGTCCATGCCACCCAATGTCAAGACCGCAGATGTGATTGCCCTAGTTCTTGAATCAGATCACCTAAGAGGTGAGGGTCACCTGAACTACGACAGTCTGGACCAAGAAGCACTGGGAATGATTCCCAAACTGTCTGGTTGCCCATGGTTCAAGTTGGCCAAGACCACCATCGGGTATCATTGGGACTGCGAAACAGCCAAAGACAAATTCCTGAAAGAGTGGTACAGGATCGAATCATAATTCTCGCGGAGGCGAAGAATGGACACCAGTGATGACCCGCAACTTCCGTTTACGTCAAGTGGCAATGTTCCATGCAGCGCAGTCTTCAAGCTGGTGCGGGGTGTCTTCCGTCTACCAGACAGCAGATGGATGGACAGTCGTGAAGGAGTACTGCTTCTACGCATCTGCAATTTTCATTGACGATTATCTGGTCTACTCCGAGAAGGAATCGGACAGAGTCCAGAATTACTTTGGGTACGTCTGCCAGACTACAGAAGACGTTCGCCTAGAACTACAGGGGAAATAGATGTCAACCGAAACTGGTCCATGGGCAGAAGATGCAGCGGCGAATCCGGGCGGTTGTAATGGGTGGGTGAATGGCCCATTCAGAATCAACGACCTCCGCGATTCGGTGTTCGGTCCATTTTCTCTTACCTGTTTTGGGAAGTTCATGGGGAAATTTCAAAGCTTCGCCAAGGCTGCCAAGGGGGCACTGGAAATGTATGAGAAAATGCAGAATGCGGAGTTCTACGATGCCGAATAAGAAGACAGTAAGCAACTCGTCGCTGACAACCTATCTCGCTTGCCCAGAGAAGTACCGGAGAACATACGAGGATGGTGCGACCAATCGTGGACCATCCAACCCGAATATGCTCGCTGGCACTGGGTTCCATGCGGCTATGGAGTATGCCTTTACCCGCGTCATAGAGGGTGATTCACCGACCATTGCAGCAGCAGTGGCACACGGGATGGCAGTAGTCCATAACGAGTGGAAGGAGCGTGGTGTACTGGTTGATTCGCTATCTGCCATCTCGCCCGCATCAGTACTTGATGAACTACTCCTCCGGGTCAAGAATGCTTCACGCTGGTACTTGTCGAAGAGATTCGATACGTTCTACCCGTTGATCTCTGAGCACAAGGTGTTGATCGACATCCCCGACCGGCCCGGTTGGCAACTGGACGCACGTATCGACTTGATCGAGCAGGACGGCTCCGTCGTTGACTTCAAGTTCTCCGGGTCGCCATCTACACCAAAGACCGACCTCGCAGAGAGGAGTGAGCAGCTTTCCGTATATGCACTGGCACGCCTACTTGAGACTGGGTCAGTACCACCATCCCTTAGACTTGAGTACTGCCGAGACGGTGGTAAGCGTATCTCTGCACTGACCAGAGGCCCAACCAAAAGAAGTGAAAAAGATTGCGAAAGAACCTTGACACGCATCCAGCATGTGATAGATTGTATTGAGTCGGGTGTGTACCCGATAGCGTCAAGAGAAGGCATCGAGTGTACGGGACAGAGATGCCAGTTCTTTCATCAGTGCCCGTTCGGAGGTGGCTAGAGATGCAAGTTGGCGACAGATGGGAACACTCAGATGGTTGGTGGGTAGAGGTCGATAGTGACATCGGTAGCGGTGTCTTCTGGGTTTCTGGGGTTGACGGATGCGGCAACTTTTCGGTTTCTGGGTTGGGCCGAGCAATTGAGATGAGGCTGATGGCAGAGGGATATACCAAGGTCACTAAAGAGAAATTCGAGCCCGTCCCGGAAGACTGGAATCTCACATCAGGGCTTGTATCATTCAAGGGTTGGGCCCCAGATCACGCCAACGAGAAGAAGGAAGAGAAGTTCTCCTGCATCTACGAGAACCCTATCACGCCAGCAGAAGAGGAAGCACGTTACCGCAAGAAGCGGGATGAAATATTCTCAAGAGTCTTTGGGTGAGGGGAGTGGCGAGATGACTAACGAACCAACAACCAAGCTCGTCAGGGTGCCGGAGGATGTTTGGCGGGCGGTTGTTGAGGCGCTGGAAGCTGGCGTCAAAGAGATAGGCCACACGCCGCACTATGACGATGCAACCTATGACGCAGAATGGGAGGCGATCAACGCTGCCGAGGAGAAGATGGACGCCGCCCTAGAAGCCGCAAGAAAGGTGAAGCCATGAGCTACGAAGATGATTTCCGGTCGTTCCTGTTCGACCTGCAATACGATCCGCAGGATTACACAGACGACGGCGAGATGCAGAGTGTCGCTAAGCCGCCGTACACAAACTTCCGCATTGACCCGCCAAAGCGGCTATTCGAGTGCGTGAAGATCAGGCTACACAAGAAGCGCGAACGGGCTTTCGCCGCGCTCAAAGCCGAGAACAAGCGGAAGGGCGACTCGCTGGCGATTGCTGTGGAGCGGCTTGAGAAGATATCCGCGAGGGATTCTTTGGGCTGGTGCAGCGTAGATCGAGACACGCTCGGGAAAATAGCTCTCACTGCCCTAGCCAAAATCCGCGAGAAACTGGAGGTAAGCGATGACTAATCCCATCAGACGCCTATCAATTCTCCTGATACTGGTAGCTTTTCTTACATCGTGTGCAGTCGTCCCATCCCACTCTGTGCGGATTGGCGAAAAAGACACGTCGATTGGGATATCACTAGCGTCCCACGGGGAATTGGACAGCGTCGATGGGGTGTCAGTCTCATTCAGGCTATTCAACCACGACTATTCCCACGTCATTCAGGAAATAACTCTTGACACTGGGGAACAGTTAGTAGAGTGCTTCCGTTGGGATGGCTACATCATAGACACGCACTCGTGGGGCTCTAGACCGCACTGGCGCACTATGACCGTGTATGCTGGCAACGTTGAGGGGTGCGACGAGTACAACGGATGGGGGCATCTGCCAGATAATGGGGCTGGATTCACCACAACCGTGGGCACTGGCTTCAATGCGGCCTACCAAGCCACTCACGAGACACGCGGGAAGATCATTGACCGATCTCCGAACTCCTTCACATGGAGGATTGACGACGACGGTAAAACTATTACGGTATCAATGCCATGAGCAATTCAAGAGACCTAGTCTGGGAGAAGATGATGGAAGATGATAAGTTTGAACCCATTGGGACTATCCCAGTGGTCGGTGACAGGGTGTGCGATATTGATAACAAAAAATACGCAGACCGTCTAGTAGTCGATGCGACCGGCGACCAGTTCGAGGATCCGGATGGCGGTTTTTGGGATGACGAACCGTTCCGTTACGGTACATATCGTGTGTATAAACGTACCGAAAGTGAAGAAAAGTCGCCAGAAACGGAAGAAAACATCCAAATTCTTCCAGAAAGTGACCTATTTTCGCTTGCGGCAGACAGAATTGGCATCAGACAGGACGGATATGGACCCGAGAACGCCTTTCAGGACATTGCAGACCGCGTTTCCCTCTGGATCAAGCAGAGATTCGGTGTGGAATTGTCCTTGACATCCTCAGATGCGGCGGATATGCTTAGTGAGTTCAAGCAAGCCCGTCGCCTCGTCCGACTTCGGGCTGGAATCATCAAGGGTGACGATACTGTCGATCAGACTGGATACGTCTGGTGGCGAAACAAACTAGAGGAGGAGTAGGGATGGCACTCAAAGAAACATTCGACGAAATGGCTTGGCGTAAGGCGGCGGTCTATGACCCATCAACTGGTTGCGAGGTTGACCGCAACGGAGATGGGGAGATCGTACTCACTATGGACGGTGGCCACAAGTCAGTGACACACACGTTCGCAGACTTGGTACGTGGCCCATGTGCCGGTCTCAGGGGTGCAGCACTCGAAGCCCGCATCCGTGAGTTCATGGAGCAGTCATTGGCAAGCGAAGCGCATTACGGTACCGAAGAGGAGTAGGTGATGTCTAGCCCACTACCACAATCAACAGAAGACCTACTGAGATCGAAGTTCGATGGTGCCCCATCTTGGTGGCCCATCACCAGCAAGGAGAAGTGGCAGGACGCCTGTCAGTCCCTGAACTGGCCACTCGCCAGTAAGTGCAGGGACATGATACAGAATCGCTGCTGGACACCACGGTCAATCGGTGCAGACCTAGACATACCGGAGTGGCTTGTCATGTGTCTGGTTGGTATGCCCACCAACAGGTGGTGGGACTGGAAGCAGGAATGGTCCTGCACTACTACTGTGAGGCTGCCATGAAATACACACGCTACGTAGCAAGAACCATCATGGGTGATGGGATGACCCACTGGTATGCGTACTGGAACCAGTGGACCAAGGAGTGGGAGACGGAGCTACTGTCGGCCACGTTCTACAATAGCGATGCCCCACCATACCTCGGGAGTTCGTGGTTGAAGTTCACCATGATCGAAGTCGATATCGAGATCAAGGAGAAGGCATGATGGACAGCTATGAACTAGCACAAGCCCTACTCAAGATGGAAGAACCCTTCCCCGTCTACTACTACCACCCGGAGTTCATGTCAGCTTTTCTGGTGAATTCACTTGACGTGGTAGATGGCAAGGTGTATCTTAGAATGAGTAGGGGGCAGGACGACGAAACCCCCGTGTCGGCCGAGGTGAAGGGGTAAATTATCCGGCCCACCAAACTTTTCTACTCCATGCCACAGCAGTACTTGCAACAGAACAGATAGTTAGTTGGTGGTAACAGCCATTTCGGGATGCTATAATCTCTCTTACTGCCGGGAGTCTAAGGATGACCAAGCGTGAACTGATAGAGGAATTGTTCGGGCTGCCAGACGACGCAGTGATTCAGGTTGAGACGCCGGACGGCTACTGTGATATCTGCTGCCGTCACCAACTTGACAGTGGTCAGTGGGTTCTACTACTCGATGACTAATCCATGACAGGGATTTCACTTGACAACTGGACTGGCAACTAAGTTACCACGCAGACACCGTGCCAATCCTCGTAACCAGCAGGTAACATGACACAACTATGACATAAGTATGATGGGGAATCTACTTGACACTCAGGTAGGTTTCTCCTTGTCGTCGTCATCGCTATCGCTAATCCTCCTCCGGCGAAGCCACCTACCTGAGTGTCAAGTAGATTCC